ATAATAAAAAAATGGTGGGAAGAAAGGAAATTATGCCTATCACAATAAAATCTAACCAAGAAGCGGAAAAACTAATCAAAAATGGCATCTTGGCGATAAATGATGACCTTGAGATTGCCTTTGACGACTTTAGTATTGAGGCGGATATTAAGTGCCACAATATCTACTCTAAAGATGGTAGAAGGGGTATAGACGCTCGGAATATAAGCGCTGGGGATATAACCGCTTGGGATATAAACGCTCGGGATATAGATGCTGGGGATATAACCGCTGGGAATATAAACGCTCGGAATATAAGCTATTTTGCGGTTTGTTTCGCCTACGAGAATATCGTTTGTAAATCAATTGAAGGGGGGCGGGAAAACGCCAAGCATTTTTGTTTAGACGGGAAGATAACATATAAAGAAGAAGAACCTCAAACTGGTAAGAAGGTGAGAATTAAAATAAATTCTGGGCAAGAAATTGAAGGAATTTTAATAGAATAATAAAAGAAAGCAGGTAAAATGTTTTATTTCAACCGTGCGGGACTGGATGCTGGAGCGGTAAAATTTGTTAAGGTTATCGCTTATGTAGCGGCATCGGGGGCATTAGTGGCGATTGCGGATTATCTAAAAGGAATGAGTTTAGACCAGCAAAATTACATTTTGATTGCGATTGTTGGACTTGTCAATGCCTTGATTGCTGGGGCTTTGAAAATATTAAGTATTAAAAAATAAGGAGTTAAATGCCTGGCAAAAGCGGCAGTAGAAAATATGGCAGGGCTAAAATTAAATGCCAGAAATATCGGGATGCTAAAACCCGCTTGAAAAACAAAATCCGTAAGATTAAACGGCATTTAAAAAAACATTTACGCGATAATTGGGCAGGTAAGACCTTAAGAGAATTGGAGTTGCTTATGACAAAATAGTTTTCCGTCTAATAGTTGCCAAATAATTCTAACAATTCCTGGCAACAGAAAGTGAAGGACAATTATTTTATCACTTAAAATCTTATTGGTCTTGACGCTTTTCAGTATTATCCAAGCGGCAACACCAAACCCAAACATAAAAACGAACTTGCACCTTACGAAAAATGAGACAATAATCGCCCCTCAAACGCCCCAGATAGTGGTAGGCGAGAGCGAGGCAATGAGACAGGAAAGAGAGGCGAAAGCTCAACAGGAAGCCGCTGAAGCCCAAAAACGGGTGGTTTTAGCACGAGAGAGGCAAGACAAGGGCGGTGGCGATTACATCATCATCGGCTTGGCTAAAAGCAACAACTGCTATGATTATGTGCGTGAGCAAGGCAAATCACTGCCCAGCGGATACCACTACGCCAAATACCTGCCCGTAAGCAAACAGACGCCAAGTGTTGGTGAGGCGATGGTAACCTACGAGGGGGCGATGGGACACGTGGTTTATATTATAACGGTTGATGGTGAATACCTGACCTTGCGGGAAAGCGGTTATTCTGCGCCGTATGTTACCCAAAGAACAATTAAGTGGAAAAATAACAGTTTAGTGAAGGGGTTTTTATGAAAACTAATAGGAGGAGAAGATGAGTTTTTTACACCTTCACCACTGGATTTATGAAGATAAAGAATTTCCAACTTACCGAAAATGTAGGTGTGGTTTGGAGCAAAAAAGATATAAAGACGATATGTGTCAAATGGCTTGTGCCTATGATGAGTATTCCCAACTTTATCCCTGCTGGGGTAATTGGCGAGAATTTATTAAATGAAAACTAAACCCCTTAAAACCCTTAAAATATGTCCAATCTGTAAACAAAGAGTAACCCTTGATGTCTCGTTTCGGGTTGATAAAGCGGGGCAGTATTGGCATCACGATTGTTGGTTTAGACCGAAGGAAATAATTAAAAGTTTAGGAGGTTAGTGATGAAAATCCAATTGGATACAACTAACAAAACCATCAAGGTTGAGGACAATGTCAAATTTAGCGAGTTGATTAAAGTATTGGAGAAAATTTTACCCAAAGGAGAATGGAAGGAATTTATCCTTGAGACAAATGTAACGATTACTTATTGGCACGAACCGATTTATATTTGGACTTCCCCAAGAGCGGACAACACAAATAGAGACCCATATCCATATCCTTGGTATGTGAGGGATACAAGTGCGACTTATTTGGCGAACAACACAAATCAAGTTGATTATAAATTACAGGCAGGAACTTTCAATATTGAATATTAACTCATCAGGCGGCGGTGAAAGCCCGCATTGTTAATTTATAACGGCGTTCCCAAGTAGCGTAGTCCAGAGGACTATCAGCCTATGGCTGAGGAAATCTGCTTGGGCTTCGCCGTGTGATGAGTAGGAAGGGAGAGAAATGAAAAACAAAGAAACGTGGGAAGAAAAGTTTGATAAAGAGTTTGGACATCACGGAGAAACTTGGAATGGGAAAAAAGGAAGTAAAGATGAATTAGAAATTAGACAATTCATCCGAACCCAAATCGAGCAGGCAGAGAGAAGGGGGTTTTTAGAAGCAATTAGGGGATATACAAGTAAAACCTATGCGGAGACGATTGAGGAAGCCGAGAAACGGGGGGCGAAAGAGACGATTGCTTATATGGGGAAACTGAAATGAGCGCCGATAATTATCTATACATAAACCCTAAAAATTACGAAGTTTGGGATTGCGTGGCGTCGTGTGTGAGCAAAAACCTAAAAGACCAAAAATTATCTTTAATCGGCAAAGGTAAAAACATTAACGAGGCATTAAAAATAACAGAAAAGTTTGAAAATGAATTAGAAGATAACGGCAGTTATTTGGAATATGGTTTGCACTTTAAGATTTGGTGTAAGTAACGGCTTGGAGCGGTTTATTTGAGGGTTCTGGCTCTCTCGCGGTTATATTAAACTGCAGATATAAACTGCTCCAACTTGTTCCTTAGTTAACATATGTTAACTCACGAGTATTGCGTTACTGTTAAATATATGTTATAGTTAACTTATGAGAATTATTGAACCACAACGCAAGAAATATTTTCAAGATTATTGGAAAAAAAATAAGAATTTAATATACAAAAATAGAAAAAATTATCATCTGGTAAAGAGGAAATTTTTATTGAAAATGCTTGGTAATAAATGTGCTTTTTGTGGTTTTTCTGATACTCGCGCTTTACAGATTGACCATATAAATGGTGGTGGATGTAGAGAGATTAAAGGTTTGGGCGGTATGGGAAATTATAAAAATGAACTTTTTAAACTTGCTAAACTTGATAAAAAAAAATTCTTTTCTAAATATCAATTATTATGTGCTAATTGTAATTGGATTAAAATAGATACTAATAATGAACGTAAAAAGGGGAACTGCCTATAACAAAATAAGTAACAGTTTGGAGCGGTAAACGTTCCTTAATGGCGATAAGCCCCCCTGGGGACTTCATATCGATAGTTATTAAGGTCAGCAATGCTGAATTGCCCGCTCCACCTTGTTCCTTAACCAAAAGAAGGAGTGATGAGCCGTGCATTGTAAGAGAAAGTCCTTCAGACACTGGCAAAGTGCCACCAGACGCCGCCGCAGGCGTTCCAACAAACGCCGTCCCGCAAGGAGGTGGAAAAAATGTTCGTCTGCTTAAGTTGCGGAAGTTCGCTCTGGTGGGAAGGCGAGGTGGGTTTTTGCGATAAGTGTCGGAAAGTCCACATCTGGGACAAGAAACTGGGTATCTTCCGCCAACTTAACAAGATGGAAACGCTACGGCTCATCAAGACCCTGAAAGGGAAAGTGAGGTGATGGATACTAACTTCTGCCGTGATTGTATCCACAAGCCATTCGTGCCAACCTGCACTTACTGCGGGAAGCTCTGCGTGATGACGGAGTCCAACGGTGTCTACGAGACCTACCAGTGCCCAGACGGTTGCCGGCTCATCATCGTCTTTCGGGTTCACCAAAAACCCAAACCCTCCGATCAAACCCAACTCCCTCTCTCTACGACTTAGTGGGGAGAGGGAGAATTTCCTTTAAGGAGTCGTGCCAGAGGGGTTGTTTTAAGGTCAATTTCTTTTAAGGAGAGGAATGAAAATAGACAGAGTGTGGAGTATGCCATCATCGGCAACTTTTACAATAAAACCAATAAAAGAACTTTTACAACGATATAATGTTGGTGTTGGTTGGATTGACCCATTTGCAGGTAACTACTCCCCGGCTGAATATACAAACGACTTGAATCCTAATACTAAAGCAATATGTCACAAAGACGCAAAGGAATTTTTAGAGGGGGTGGGAAGTTTCGGATATGTCGGTGGATTATATGACCCGCCATATTCTCTTAGACAGATAATCGAGTGTTACGATGGTTTTGGAATGACGGTTGATAAAAAATGGGCAACAACCAAATTTTATACAGATACTAAAAATCTTTTAGCAAAACTTATTGAACCGGGCGGGCTAGCAATATCATTTGGTTGGAACTCAATCGGACTGGGCAAAAAAAGAGGATTTGAAATTATAGAGATATTACTTGTATCACACGGCAGATTACACAACGACACGATTGTAACAGTAGAGAGAAGGTTACCCCCCAAAGGGGAGCAATTAGATAAAGGAGAGAGATGAAAATACTTAACCTTTGCGCTTGAATTGGTGGCAAAGCCGTGCCAGAGGGGTTGTTTTAAGCTCAATTCCTCTCTCTCGGTAGTTTTTTGGCCTCTCCTGGCTACCGAGAGAGAAAAGTTGGGCTTGTGGATAACTTTTATGATAAGATGAATATAGTGAGAAGATGCCGGCTATAATTATATCTAATTGCGCAATAAGATATGCCCTATATAGACAAAGCCGGCAACGGTTCTCACCTATATAGGGCTATTTTATTACAAGGAGCGGTGGTGATAAATAATGGCTGGATAAAATTATATCGTAAAATATTAAGTTGCGATGATTTATTTCGTTCAGCTCACACCTTTCCAGTTTTTATATTATTATTATTATTAGCAGAACACGAAACTGGTAAATTAACGATTGGTAGGTTTCAAATAGCCAAGTGGCTAAAAATAAATCCAAGTGCGGCTTATAGGGCATTATGTCGTCTTCAAACCGAACACCGTATTGTAATGAAACCGAACAACAAATGGACAACAATTTCTATCTGTAATTGGCATAAGTATCAAACCAAATCGAACAACAAACGAACAACAAACGAACAACAAACGAACACACTACAAGAATTAAGAATTAAGAATAAAGAAAAAGAATTAATTAATAAGAAGGTTAAAAAATTTAAAAGAAATTTTGGAATATCTAAATGAACAAAGAAAATTTATTAAAACTCGATCCCGGCACTTTCTATATCCGCCTTTCTAAGAACTTCTTGCGTAACCGTATTACTAAACCACAAATGGAAGCGTTGGCAAGTTTTTATGAAGCCCACCAACCCAAAGAAAGTTTAGAAAAGAAAATGCAAGATGTTTTTGATTTGGACTAAGTTGTCCGCTATTGACAACAAGCCGATGTTCGTGGTATAATGAATTTAAGGTTAATAAGTTGTGGATAACTTAATTTAAGGGGAGGCAAAATGAACGACAAAATTATCAGGATTCAAAACGAGCTCAAAGTGCCAAAGGCGCAATTTAACAAATTTGGCGGTTATGCCTACCGCAGTTGCGAAGATATTTTGGAAGCATTAAAACCACTTCTTGCCAAAGAAAAACTACTTTTGTTTTTAACTGATAGAATGGTTAATGTTGGCAATCGAAATTATGTGAGGGCTTGCGCAACTTTAGTTAATAGTGAAGGAAATATCCTCAAGTGTTTTGCTTATGCCCGTGAAGACGAAATGAAAAAGGGAATGAGCGGGGATCAACTTACCGGCTCGGCTTCAAGTTATGCCCGCAAATATGCCCTTAACGGTTTATTCCTAATTGACGACACTAAAGATAGCGATTCTAATGGTAAAGGCACAACCCAAAAAGAGGTTAAAAACGTCCCACAAGCGACGGTAGAGCCAAATGAAGCCGAAGAACAAGCGGTCTGTACTCTCTGCCAAGAACTAATAACTATTGCTGAAAAAAAATACTCACTAAAGTATTACAACAAACCACTTTGCCGTGATTGCCAGAAAATAGACACGGGTGAACCGGAACCTTTTAAAGATAATTATGAAGATAACAAGGAGGAAGAATGAAATCAACAAAATTATTAATGGCGCAAGCGGTTAGAGACAGTATTTTATCAGCGGATTTTGGCACTTTGTATCCGATTATCCGGAAAGTTAATTTTTATAGATTTGCAAATTATTGCCAAAAATTAGCAAATGTGGAAATGGAGTATGAATGAATGGCGAAGAAGAAATAACCAGTGATCCCCGGCAAGAGGCTTTAGATTATGAACGTGATTTATCTTTGGCTAATGATAGGCGAGACGAAGAAATGATGGCGGAGGACTAATGGTTTGTCCTAATTGTTTGACTCAAATGATTCAAAAAGATAAACTGGGCGGTGGTGTTAGTCAAGAGAATTATTATGAAACTTGGGAAATAAAGATATGCCCAAATTGCAAAAGAGTTTATAGGGAATTTTATTCGGTTAAATTGGTCGGAGAGCGGGGGAAAATAAAATGAACTGTCCTAAACATCCCCAACAAAAATTGCTTTTAAATTATATGACTAAAAAAATAGATTTTTGTTACAGGTGCGCGGCCGAAAAGTTAGTTAGAGATGATTGCAAAGTAAAATGGTCAAAATATGATATACATCAAGATTTAATAAAGAATTTTGGAAAGCATATTCCCGACAAGGAACTTGAAAATATATTAGAGGCTAATTACAAGGAGGAGATATGAAAACTAATTTATTGGATAAGTTTATGTGGTTGGTGCTAATCGCCGCCGGGATCGTAGTTGTGGCGATGTGGTATCAGATAGTTAAATGGATATTTTAAGGGAGATAATATGAAAAAAGATTTAAAGATTGAGGCCAGAAACAAAGAGATTTATCGTTTGAGCCAAGAAGGCATAAATGCTTATGATTTAGGGGCGAAGTATAATCTTCACTACACTAACATTTACCATATTATGGCGGCGGAAAAAGCCAAGAAAAAGTTGCAATCTATTGACATTTGATCCATTTCGTGGTATAATGTAGGTAGGAGGATAAATTGAAATTAACTTATAACAAACAATTAGCGGGACGATTACTTGGCACCGCGTTTGTTTTTATGGCTCTATCCGTTCCTGCCTACAATCAAATCAACAAACAAGCAAGGGCTTTTAACGGCCAGTATTGCCTTAAACCGGCTACTTGGAGTATTTCTAATAAACCCATAACTAAAGAAACGCTTAAAACTGAAGCTAAACAAGAAACCCCGGCGGCGGAGACCGCTGAACCCTCCAGTATTGAGCCCGAAAGGGCAGCAGAACCAAAAGAAGTGGACACACGCGCTTACATAACGGAAATAAAGCGATATTTCCCTGCGAGTGCGGTAGAGACAGCATATAAGGTGATGATAGCAGAATCTGGGGCAATACCCGACGCCATCGGCAACAACCGTAATGGCACGCGAGATCGAGGTTTGTTCCAGATTAACTCCATACACTTAAAGAGGGTGGAGGGAGACCTTTCAACTTTGCTCGTGCCTGAAGTGAATGTCAAAGTAGCGGCTGAATTGCAGGGCGAGCAGGGTTGGGGCATTTGGTCAGTTTGCCGAAGCCATAAAGTAAACTGTGATTAAAGGAAATGAGATGAGTAAAAAGAATGGAAAAATTAAGAAATGTGATTTATGTAATAAAGAATTTTATGTTTCTATGGCAAAGTGGAATTTGGGACGACAGGGGCAGAATGGAAGAGCTTAGATAATAAGTAACTTGTGATTACTAAAGGAGAAAAATGCTTATAATACCAGTCGGTAACCGGATTCTTGTCAAACCAAATGAGCGAGAAGAAAAGACCAAAAGCGGCCTGATCTTGGCTGGGGGAGAGGATGAGAAACAGGATCAAGGTATTATTATGGGGATTGGGGATGGGGAAGAGGTGAAGAGATTTACAGTTGGTGATATCGTTGTCTACCAAAAGTTCGGGCCAGCGGAGATAAAGATTGATAAAGAAAAATATGTTATAATAAATTTAGACGAAATACTTGGAATTATTAAGGAGGATTAGATGTCAAAAGAAATTTTATTTTCAGACGAAGCTCGGCAGAAATTGCTTGAAGGTATCAATTTAGTCGCAAAAGCAGTCACTAAAACTTTAGGTCCGTGCGGCAAGAACTCAATCCTATCGCGTGATACTGCTCCCCCGTTGGTTACAAACGATGGCGTTTCTATTGCCTCGTTTTTTAATAAAGTGGCGGATCCTTGGATTAATACTGGCATACAGATGATAAAGGAAGTAGCCACCAAACAAAACGAACCCGGTGATGGAACGACAACAGCGACCCTTTTAGCGGCTTCGCTAGTCAATGAAGGAGTTAAAAGTTTATCAGCTGGCGCCGATCCAGTAATTATTCAAGAAGGTATTAAACAAGCATCTCTTGAAACAATTGAAAAACTTAAAAAAATCGCTAAGTCAATTACTGGCCAAGAAGAATTAGTTCAGGTGGCAACTATTGCCGTTGAAGATGAAGAATCTGGTCAGTTAATTGGCGAAATGATGCAAGAGGTAGGTAAAGACGGTGCTATCACTGTTGAAGTTTATAATAATATTCGGCTCGAAAAGGAAATGGCCGATGGAATGAAGATTGAACAGGGATTTATCTTGCCATATTTTATGACCAATCCTTTTCGTCAGGAAGCAGTTTTCGAAGGAATGCCTATTTTAGTTACCGATCATCTTATTTCGACCAATACAGAATTGATTCCGATTGTCGATAAACTAACACAAAAAGGAATTAAAGGTTTAGTAATTATTTGCGATAATATGAGGGGCGAAGCCTTAGCAACTGCCCTTAAAAATACTTTAGAGAAAAATTTCTTTTTCTTGGTAATTCAACTTCCCGGTTTAGACGAAAAAAGAACTGATAATGGCGAGGATATTGCCATCGTCTGCGGGGCGAGATTTATAAATAAAAATATCAATAAATTAGAAGATATTCGAATCGAAGATCTCGGCTCGGCTGATAAAGTAATTAGTAAATCAGATAATACGATTATTGTTAAAGGCGCGGGGAAAAATAAAGATATTGTTTCAAGACTTAAAATTCTTAAAGAAAAATATAAAAGTGTTATTTCTGATTTTGAACGCGACCAAATTAAAGAAAGAATAGCCAGAATTGTTGGTAAAATCGGCGTCATTAAAGTTGGCGCGCCTACTGAACAAGAATTAAATTATAAAAAATATAAGATTGAAGATGCTTTGGCGGCGACCCGGGCGGCGATGGAAGAAGGAATCGTGCCGGGAGGAGGAATTTCACTTTTAAGAATCGCTGATGAGAATCTTAAAAATAAAGAATTGGAAATTGGTAAAAAGATATTTTATGAAGCAATAACAATGCCAATCAAAAAAATAGCTGAAAATGCTGGTAAAAATCCCGATACGATTATTGATTATATTTTAAGAAACAATAATTTTAATTATGGCTGGGATGCCAAAACCGATAAATATGTTGATATGGTTGAAGCCGGAATAATTGATCCTTTGAAGGTAGTTAGAACTGAAATTGAAAATGCAGTTAGTATGGCGACTATATTTTTATCAACAGAGAGCCTAATTTGTGAGATTCTAGAAGAAAATAAAGATAAAAAATAAATGAGGGGTTATGGATATTTTAGAAGCACAAGATACTTGCCTTGAAGATAGAAGATTGATTGGAGTTATTAGAAGTGTTAAATTTGGCGAAATAACCATTAAGATACGCGCTGGCAAGCCGGTAGTGGTCGAAAAGGGAGTGGTAACGATTAAATTAGAAGAAGATCGGAGGATGGGATGATTGATTTTTGTTAGGGGCGGAAGAAGGGACGTCTTTGCTCGATTAATTATTTACAAAGATGTCTTTGGCCGAACTTATCCGCCACTAAAAGGAATTAAATAAAATCCGCAAGAGAAGAACTCAAAGGGTCTAACTTTGGGTTTTTTTAGAAAGGTTGAAATTATGGGTGAAGAACCATCAAATAATGGAATTATAAGGGACGAAAAAGGCAGATTTGTAAAAGGAAGCACGGCACAGGGAAAAGGCAGACCAAAAGGAAGTTTGTCTCTTATCGGTTTACTAAAAAAGAAACTTGAAGAAATAGAACCGCAAACCAAAAGGCAATATGCTTATCTTTTAATAGAGAGAATAGTTAAAAAGGCAATTTCCGAGGGTGATGATGCTCAAATTAAAAACATCTTACAATACATAGAAGGTATGCCGAAACAACCAATTGAACATTCTGGAGAAATAAAAACCAATGAACCTTTGTCGGAAAAGGAGTTAGATGCAAAACTCAGAGAACTCGATAAGAAACTTGAGAGAGATAAAAGAAGAAAAGGTAAGACTACAGCTACAGTTAATGCTATTGAAGGCAAGTAAAGACCCGATTTACTTCATCAACAATTTCCTTTGGACTTTCAACCCCAAACAAGAACCTTATCATTTTGAGTTCAAATTATTCCCCTTTCAATATGATTTGGTCTGGGAGATTAAAGAAGCGATCGAAAAAGGAAATGATCTCTTTATCGAGAAGTGCCGGGAGATGGGCGCGACTTATACTATTTTGGCAGTTTTCCTTTGGTTTTGGCGTTTTGTGCCAGGTTCTAACTTTTTAGTTGGTTCTCGCAAAGAGGACTATGTTGATAATACCAAAGGCGAATCAGGAGAACTTTCCAATAAAGAAGAATCTTTATTCGGGAAAATAGAGTATTTTCTAAATCATCTTGATCCAATTGCGCTACCAGTAGGGTTTAGAATTAATAAACATCTAAATTATATGTCTTTACTTAATCCGGAGAATGGGAACTCAATTGCCGGTGAATCTTCTAATCCTAATTTCTCAAGAGGTGGCCGGCACAAAGCAATTCTGTTAGATGAGTTTGGTTTTTGGGATAATGGAAGTCAGGTTTGGGGCGCGACTGCTGATACTACTTCTTGTCGAATAGTTTTGACTACTCCTGGCGATAGACCCTCCAAGGCGAAAAGATTACGATTTGGCACTGATGGCGAGAAGATAAAGGTAATCACCTTAAATCACGAATTAGATCCCAGAAAGACCCCCGAATGGCTTGAGAGGCAACGAGAGCGCCGCAGTGCCGAGGATTTTGCTCGGGAGATAATGATTAACTGGGAGGGTTCAATCGAGGGGCGAGTATATCCTGAAGTAAAACAAGCCGAATTTGATTTCTTTCCTTATGATCCGGCTTGGGGCTTATATTTCAGTTGGGACTTTGGGCTTGATGGTGTGGGATTAGGCGCTTGGCAAATTAATCCCCTAAATGGTAAATTGAGATTGGTTGATTCTTATGAGAATAATAATGTGCCAATTCAATTCTATTTTCCTTTACTCGGTCAACCGACAGATTCAGTATTCCAATATAATGATAAGGATTTAGAGGCGATTCAGGCCTTTAAGGATTTCAAAAAGGCAATTCATTATGGCGATCCGGACGTTTCTAAAAGAAGTTTCTCATCGCAAGATATGAAATCTACCCGTCGCGCCTTAACTGATATTGGCGTGTATATTCAAACCAGACCCGATTCAAACACCTTTGTTGTCAGGCGAGAGAAAACAAAGATTTGGCTTCAAAGAGGAATTGAGGTTAATAATACGCCTCGAAATGAACAATGGTTAGAATGTATCAAAAATGCCCGGTATCCACAGAGGACAGAGAATAGCCAACAAACTTCGGAAGTTAATCTACCGATCCACGATTTTACTTCCCATCACCGCACTTCTTTAGAATATCTTTGTGTTAATCTTGATCCCCCCAAACAGTTAGTTGAGATGCCTTTGACAATTCAGGAGAAAATAAGGCGGAATATAACTAGCGCTTATGATGCGCGGGGCGATGGAATTAATGACTAGTTGACATCAAATCAATCTTGTAGAATGGCTTTGTAGTTCCTGTCATAAACTCAAACATTTGACAAAATAAAATAAAAGTTTATAATTTTAGTTAAGCACGGGAGAACCGCAATAACTGCGGTTTTTTTGTAAGGAGTATCTATGGTTGAACTAATCATCGTAATTGTCTTTCTTATTTATCTTGGATTTAGAGAATGGGATGTCTCCAAACATATTCGAGATTTAGAACTCAAACTAATGGCGAAAGATCCTCAAGAGTATGCGGCTCTCAAAAGATTAGAGAAACCAATCAAAGAAATAAAAAAAGAGAATGAAGATTTAATTGAACCGGAAGATGCAAATCCAGCTGATGCCATAAGAGGTATACTAAAGGAGTAATATAATGGAAGGAATTGACTCGACTGACGAGGTATTACAAGGTTCTGATGAAGAATTTTTAGCCAAATTGAAAGTTTGGCACGATGCGGCCAAGAAAAATCGTCAGATAATGGATTGGAATTGGTATCTCTACGACAATTATTATCGCGGCAATCACTATATTCAATTTAATAAACGAACTAATCAGATTGTCACCCCGCCCCGACCCAAAGGGCAAATCAGATTAACAGTTAATGTAATTTATTCTATTTGCCGGGCAATTAGAAACTTTGCTACTTCTTATCGTCCCAAGTGGGAAGTGGCGACGGATTCTACTACTGAAGATGAGATAAACAATAGTCGTAAATCGGCTGATACTTTGGATTTTTATTACGATCATCTCGAACTGCCCAAAAAGATTAAAGGAATTGCAAATTACATTATCAAATATGGAATCGGATATTTCCAGTATGGCTGGGACGAGGAAGCCACCGGACTCGATAATCAAAAAGGTGAAGTTGATGTTTGGACAAGAGATCCTTTCGATGTTTATCTTGACCCGGCTGGAATGGAGACCGGTGATATTCAAAATTGTCGTTATATTGATATTGCCGTTTCAAAACCAATTCAAGATATTATCAACAACAAGGTGTATGAGGCAAAACTTAAAGCCGCCAATCTTCAAGCAGAGGATATTTCTGGTTCAACGACTCGCGCCGCTTCAGAATTTAAACAAATCTTGATTCAAAACCAATATGCGGGCAGTTTCGGGAGCGAAGACGAATTCAAAACTGTTATTTTGCACGAGACACTTTATAAAAAATTAGTTAAAGACGACACTCAAGTTTGGGTGGCTTCTTGGATCGAAGGACACTTGCTTCGAAATGAGCAAACAGAATTTAATAAATATAATCTTATCCCCATCCCTTCTGATGATAATCCAAATGAAATCTATGGCGAGGGATACATTAAAAATTTAGTGCCGCTTAATAAAGTGCTTAATCGTTTAGAATCTCAAGTGGTAGAATATAATAATTTGGTAAATCGGGGTCGGATAATCGCCGATAAAGATGCCGGCATAAATAAGATTACCAATGAAACCGGGGAAATAATCGAAAAGAATGCTGGTGCTGATGTCCACGATATGCAGCCAGCTGGTTTAGCGCCCGATATGAATGCTCAAATTAACAGAATGAGAGATTATATCAAAGAAATTTCAGGGGTGCTTGATGCCTTTATGGGTAAAGTTCCTGAAGGAGTAAAGTCAGGAGTGGCGCTTGAATCGCTTAAAGCCCAAACTGCCAATAATCTACAGGATATAAAAGATAATTTAGAAGTTGGTTTGGGTCAATTAGGTGAAGGAATCTTGGAAACGTTGGCTAATGAAGTGGTGGCACCAAGACAACTCAAAACTGCAGGTAAAGATGGTAAATCCGAATACTTTAAGATTAAAGGTCAGGTGGGAGTGGGAGCAAATGAGGAACTGTCCGACGATACCTATGTCATTGGCAATCAAAATCAAGTTAAAGTTATTATTGGGTCTGGACTTGCCTATACCAGAGAAGGTAGAATTACCCGGCTTGATAAATTATTAGAACAAAAGGTAATTGGTCCCGAAGCATATTTGAAAGGGATTGAATTTGGTAATATTGATGAGGTTGTCCAAGAAGCTACTAAAGCTAAATTTAATGATGCGATGTTATCTAATATTGAAAAGAATGGTTTGCGTGGGCCGGTTCAGGGCGCGCCAGAGATGCCAATGGCGGGAGGCGCTCCAACTGGTCAACCGGCTGGGCAAATGCCTCCACAAGGCGCACAGGGGCAAGTAGGTGGTCAAGCACCACAACCACCTAATCCCGAAGATCCTAATTTCTGGCCGGCATTGGCGGAATATGAGAATTATCAAATGTTGAATGGTCAGAATCTCCCTCCAACTAAAAATGCCACTAAAGAGCATACCGCGATCCATATTGCTTTTTCACAAAGCGATGATGCTCAAACGAATGAGCAACTATTGGCAATGTTGCTTGAGCATATAAAAGGGGAAGAAAAAATGTCTGGAATGCCAACTAAAGGGAAACAAAATGTTTGAAAAAGGATACATTCCTTGGAATAAAGGATTAAAATGCCCATACATAAGTATCTTTAATAAAGGTCGCAAATTATCCGAAGAAACAAAGTTAAAGATAAGTGAAATAGCTAAACAAAAAGGTTTTGGTAAATGGATGAAAGGTAAAAAACTCACAGACGAACATAAAAAAAATATTGGCATTGCAAGCGGAAAAAGAAAATATGGTGAAAAATTCAAAGAAAAAATGAGAATTATAACAAAGGGTAGATTTTTAGGAAAAAAACAAAGTTTAGAAACAAGGTTGAAAAGAAGCGAGGCTACTAAAGGAACACGAACAGGGAAAAGTAATCCAAATTGGAATGGGGGAATTACTAACGAGACCGCAAAAATAAGAACAAGTATAGAAAATAGATTATGGCGCGAATCAGTATTTGCACGAGACAACTGGACTTGTCAAAAAACAGGTATAAAAGGTGAAAGATTGGCGGCACATCACATTAAAAACTTCTCTCTATATCCAGAATTACGCTTTGCAATAGATAACGGAATTACATTATCAAAAGAAACTCACGACGAATTTCATAGAATATACGGTAAGAAAAATAACACAATTGAACAAATAATAGAATTTATGGGAGGCCAAAATGCCACACGAGTTTGAATCTTGCGTATCTAATGGCGGACGAGTCCGAACCAAAAAACTTGGTGGTGGAAAATATATGCACCTCTGCTGGGATAAATCGGGCAAATCACACGCCGGTGAAGTTAAAACTGCTGAAACCAAAGCCAAAACTACTAAGGGTGCTTTTATTAGAGCCGCTTCTAAATAAGTATTGACATACAATTTAATAGTATTATAATTAAATTAAATAAATAGCTAACAGAAGAACTGCAGCTAACCCTGCGGTTTTTTTTAATAATAGAATAGTTAAGTAAATAATTGACGAAACTTTCAGCGGCAGTCGCAAGACCAACCGCAGGAGGAAGTCAAAGGAGTTACAATGGCTGACGAAACACCAGATGGTGAAGTCAACAATGACGATCAGAAAATCGTTATCGGGGATGTTGAATTAAGTCCCGATGAGGCGAAGGATCTGGTCACAAAGGGTAAAACTTTTAAGGAGTTGTCGGAGAAATATCCCGACATCAACTTCGAAGAATTACCAAAGAGTTTTACAAAGACCCGACAGGAACTTGCGGACTTGAAAAAGCCCAAAAGCAAGGAAACCGACGAAGGTCTCTCTGACGAAGAAGTTGCAAGACGAAAAAGCATTAAGGATTTCTTTGCAGACCCGCTAGTCAAAGAAGAGCTTAAAAATATGACCAGTGCGGACAGTAAGACCCTTAAAGAGGATTTGGAATTTCAAAAAGTGATGGAATCACTTGAGTCCGAATTCGACGGTGCTGATGGCAGACCGAAGTTTGTCGCAAAGGATGTTTTGGTTTATGGTCAGGGACACAACATTTTTAATCCTCGAACCGCTTACAATGAATTGCACGCTACGGAATTAGATGAGTGGAAGATTAAAAATGCGATGTCTAAACCTCGACCCTCAACTTTCTTTGAGAAAAAGGGTGGCGCAGGAAGCAAACAACCCGAACCAAAAGAACCGACAAATTTTAGGGAAGCCACCGCCGCCGCTCTAGAAAACGAAGAATAAGAAGTATGAAGAGTATTATAAATTAAAAATAGGAAGATTATCTGAATAAATAAAGATAATCTAAAAATATTATGGCAACAAGTTTAGAAGGTCAGCAAGTAGGTGCAACTGCTGGTACCTATTTTGATGATGCTTTAAGGATTCATTATCAACCAGCTATTAGGACGCAATTTCCTCAGAAATCAGTCCTTTTGCAGAACCTTGAAAAAGGCGATGCGAAAAAGATTGACACTTCTGGAAATTTTGCTCGTATAACCCTTCAGAAAGCTTTGCATCCTTCAGTTGGTGCGAAACCAGAAGGTTATGCACTGCCGGGCAAGGATTATACACGACTTGAAACCACTGATGTGTATATGCGTTATAATTATGGAAGAATTGAGATTTCAGGACCAGTTATGAGAGCTTCACGCGACGATCGTGGTGCGGTGATGAAGGCTTTGGAAGTTGAAACAGAATCAGTCACCAAATCAATGAGAAACGATGTCAACCGACAATTGGCTTGTGGAACTGGTGTAGGTACATTGGCACAGATCAATGGTGCTACTCCGACCACAACTTGGACTTTGGATCACCTTCTGGGTATCGCTTTCACCACCCCATCAAGTATTGGTTCAGAGGTTGCTCCGACCAAGTATTTTGTTGCGGGTATGAAAGTTGACTCATTCGCTACCGCCGGGACACCGACAGAAACGACAGCGGGCAAAGTAACGACAGTTGATTCGGCTACTTCTATCACAGGTACAACTATCACAGCGGCCGCAGATGATCAGTATCTATGCCGAGAAAATGCCGGTGCCGCTGAAATGATGGGACTTCGAGGTATTATCGATGACTCCGGTCATCTTGATACTCTCCAGACCATCACCCGAGCAACTGCAGGAAACGCTTATTGGAAAGCATCTGTGGTTGATTATGGATCAGCGGCCGCTCCTGCGACTTTGGTAGAAGCTTATATGCAGGAAGCCACTACTCTTAGTGAGAAAAACGATGGCGAAGTTTCCTTTGTGCTTACCACCTTTGGCCTTCGAGATTCTTATGTCTCGATCCTTCAGTCAGACAAACGCTTCGTAAATACGACTGAGTTAAAAGGTGGCTTCAAATCGATCGACTTCAACGGAACACCACTTACCCCAGATAAAGACTGCACACCCTATACGATGTATTTCGTTGATAAAAGCACCCTGGAACTTTTTGAACAATCCCCAATTTCTTGGGCTAATGAGGATGGTTCGGTTCTTTCACGAGTTGCTAACTATGACGCTTATGAGGCCTTCCTTTACTACTACGCCAACTTGGGTGTCAACAACTGTGTGAAAAATTCCTGTTTATCTTACTGCCAATAATATCCTTTTGTAGGATTTGGAGATGTTTGGCGGAGTTCATCTCAAAACAAACCGCCGTGAAAAGTAATTTAATTAAAGTATCTTGAGGCGTCTAAAAAGGGTTGGAGGTTTCCCCCTCCTTGCCTCCAACTCCTCTCAAACGTCTCAAGGGTAAACTATCGAAAGGAACAAAATGATTAAGAACAGAAATATCGCCTCTGATGCAGGAATAGACGTGACTAAAATAATTGGGTCAGATATTGGCGAAGTTAGATATGTGTGCAGAGAAAATACCAATTCACATGCAATGTTAAAAGGTAGAGTTCCAAGTAGCATGTTATATCTTTGCGACGGAACAGCTGACGAAGTTCAGATTAACCAAGCTATAGCAGCTTCAAAAGGTGGCACAAACTCTTACATCTATGTATTTCCAGGTTCATATACCTTGGCGGCGGCGATATCCTTCTCGGGAAAATCATCAATGCACTTGATTGGCGCAAATGGTTTGAATAGAACAGTTGGTACTAACGGTGCTGTTGCTTTAACGCAAGGTGGTAGTTGTGTGGGTATTACAATGGAAGCATATGGAGAAGTTGCAGGATTACAGATAATCAACAAAGCTGGATATGCAGCAATAGATGTTCCTGCGAATATTTGGAGAACTAACATCCATCACAACACATTCTGGATGACACAAGGTTCAGCGTGTTATATCGTTGCTGTTGGTAATGCCGCTTCTTATGGAAATATAAGTTACAACAGATTCTCTACTGGCACAGGTGGTAATTTTACGGCTGTTATAGGTTCATCAACGGGAACTGGTATAGATATCATTGGAAATCACATAACTATTGTATCTGGGACAGTTACCTATGGTATTTATGCACAAGGTGCTCAATGTATGGTTGCAGATAACTACATTTCTACTTGTGGTAGTTTATGCACAATCACTCATGCTATTGATATCTGGGAGTCAGGCGCTGCGGTGAATAACAGATGTGCGGTTGCTACTACATTAGGTATTAATGGTGGAACTGCATCTGTATCATTTGTCGATAACAGAGATGGTGCTTCTGGTGGTGCTGCTGCGGTAACCACATAGAATTAGGAGATAATTATGACCAACTTAGACATTAAATTTATGTGTCCAAGATGCATGGGAACTGGTTATGATTCTACAAGCGCAAACCCTGGAAGTTGTCTGCCATGTGCAGGTTTAGGTTATATAGCAAAAGATAAGATAGATATTACTTCCCTACAAGCAGACATCGATAAAATCCTCCGCAGATTAAAAAAGATAATGGATAAATTAGAAATAACAGAATAGGAGAATTATGAAAACAGTTGTAAACACAAATGTCGAAAAAGTGGAAGCTTATTTCGATGGGAAAAACATCATCTTCGGGGCTGGACAGAAGAAATTTTTTGAAGATGGGATTGCTTCAGAGATAGTCCGCGAGAATGAAGGGCTTGTTTTTGAGGAAGATGTTCCAGTCGCGGAAGTGGCCGAAGAGGCGCCTGAAGCACCCGTAGAGGCAAAGGGCGATGTTTATAAAGAGACCACGACCAAAAAGGGCATTGTCCAGTATCGTAAGAACGGCAAAATCATCAGTAAAGAAGAATATGAGAATCGATGATTTCCGTAGACTTCATTAACCAATTAAGGCGGCTTGATCGCACTTTGGTATTGAGGTTAAATCGCGAAAAACAAAGGTATGTAATATACCGCAAGGATAGACAGAATGTTCCTCGCGAGATTCTTGTTATTGAGAACCCTGACGGGGAGTTCTGTTATCCTAACCGAGAACATATAGTGCAGTTGTATAAGGCAGACCTTTGGCAAAACCCCGATATGATTAAAAAAATGGATGAGCATAACGAAAGATTGGATGAGGAGAGTGATAGACATATCCATTTTTTATCAGACGAAATGAGTAAATTGGCCACGAGGACAAAATATTATTGAGAAAGTGAGGTCAAATGCAAAAACAAATTCCTGCCTTAGATGGTTATGAGGTGGCAGTTTCCACACCGGCCGCTTTCACGGGTGCAACTGGTGAGAGAGGTGATAAGGATGGTGCCAGCGGCGCTTGGACTATTTTTCAAGTTAATGGCGAGGTCGTAGTTAGGATTTTTGGCGTCTCCAGTTTAACTCCTGTAGGAACTTCTGGAACTCTTGAAGTTGGTGTCGCTGGGAATACGGCCGGTCTAATAGCATTGACAACCGCGACTGGTATTGCTACTGGGGACTTATGGAGCGATTCAACTCCATCAGTAGGAGTTGATCTTTGGTCAACAGTTCTTGGACCTTATGTAATTGTTAATGGCGCAGATATTATTGAAACCACTAAAACCACTGATTTGACGGCTGGTAATATTTATTATGTTTGTCTTTATAAGCCACTAAGTCCGGGTTCGTCTGTAAAAGGAGTTCCTATCACTGGCGGTGCGACCATAAGGGGGTACTAATGCTTACACAAATTCCTTCTTTAGATGGATACGAGATTGCCGTTGCCTCACCAGATGCCTTTGCCGGGGCGACTCTTGATGCCCGAGGTGATGTAGATGGTGCAAATGTTGCTTATACTCTTTTTCAAGTTAATGGCGAGGTTCTAGTGAGGATATTTGGTGTCTGCACAGTCGATTTAGCTGGCGCCGCGACACTCGAAATCGGAGTGGCAGGAAACACCGCTAAGCTAATCGCCCAAACGACGGCTACCGGTATTGATGCCAATGATATTTGGAATGATGCCACCCCAACGGCGGTAGGTATGGATACTTTGGCGGCGGTTACTGGCCCATATTTGATAGTCAATGGGGCGGATATTATCGAAACTACTGCGTCGGCGAATATAACTTCAGGTCAGATTTATTATATTTGTTTATGGAAAGCAATAACACCCGGTTCAAATGTAATCGCACTTCCGATACAAGAAGGTGCGGATATTAGGGGGTATTAAATGAATTTTAAAGCAAAAATAGTCAATGGGAAACCTGTCGTTCAAACAAAGGTCGAAAGAAAAAGAAACAAGAATGGCGGTTGGGATGTCATAGTCCATGCACCAAGTTTGAAAATTATCAATAAATTTGAAGAAAGGAACGAAAATGGCAAGCGGAATTTACAACCGATTCAAAGCTAATTTAATGAATAAGATAGTTGATTTGGAAGCAGATAATATCTATGTGGCTTTATATAACGATAGCCATGCTTTTACGGCGACTGATACTGCCTATACGACTACTAATGAATTAGCAACTGCCGGTGGATACACACGAGGTGAGGATGCTTCCAACTTATTGGCGAATAAAGCAGTTACAGAAGCGGCAACAACTAAGTGGGATGCTGATAACCAGGCTTGGACTTCAGCAACTTTTACCGCTTATCATGCAGTTATATTTGATGGTACATTAGCAGGAAATGATTTGATAGCTTCGATTGACTTTGGTGGAGCACAAACCGTATCTTCAGGGACATTTACCATACAATGGCACGGAGATGGCATAATTACGTTAGCCTGAACCTGTTTAAAGGCAGGGGCGGGAGAACCTTGACAAAAGCTCCTGTATTATGAGGGAGTAATATGAATTATACAAAACTGAACAACACATACTTTGCTACACCACAAGAAAATCCAAAAGATTTGATTACTATTGAAGTTGGGGATTCTAAACAAGTAGAATTCTATCCTCAATTAAAAGTAATGCGTTGGAATAATGAGGTTAATGTTTCGATACGCTTAAAAACTGATATAAAGCAAATTCCCTTAAAGGTTGGTGATAAAATATCAACCGAGAATATAGAATTTTACGAATTAGAAAATGGCTATGAATTTAATGTTGTCTTAAAAGAAAAACCCTTAACTAATGTAATTGAATTTACCCTAGAAAATAAGGGTGTTAATTATTTCTACCAACCAGAACTTACCGAAGAAGAAATAGACAGAGGTTCGGTAAGACCAGATAATGTAGTCGGTTCTTATGCGGTTTATGCTTCGGAAAACAAAACAAACTATGTCGGCGGTAAAGAATACAAATGCGGAAAAGTCGGACATATTTATAGACCAAGAATTGAAGACGCTGAAGGAACGAAAGTTTGGGGAGATTTGCACATTGAAAATGGAATACTCTCGGTTACTATTCCTCAAGAGTTTTTAGACAAAGCGGTTTATCCAGTCAGACACGCCGCAGGATTAACTTTTGGATATACGAGTGCAGGAGCAAGTGAACAAGTATTTTACAACCCCGACTATGGATGGGGAATAAAAGCCGCACCAGCTTCAAGCGGTTCAGCAACAAAAATTACAGTTTGGTGTAAAAATGGGACTGGAAGTTATGCTGGATATATTAAAGGAGTCCTTTGGGGAACTGATTTAGCGATTATAACAAACGGAGTGGGCGGCACTAGTGCGGAAATAGCTGCGACTTCAATGACAGAATATGACAGTACCTTTGGGACTAGTCCAGATGTGGTTGGTAGTACGAATTATTGGGTTGGTTTGATTGATAATGCAGGTGGTGCAGGTGCTTCTGATTTAATTGCTTATGATACTGGTTCGACTGGGGACGGCATAAGAGATTATAGTAATAGTTATACAACTCCAATAGCCATTAATGCTCCTTATGAGGAAGTTCTTTACCAATACTCCATCTACTGCACCTATGAAGCAGGAGGGGGCGATAAAACTGTTACTCCATCCGCATTATCTTTGACTTCATCCTTAAAAGCCCCAACTATAACTAAAGTATGGAGCAAGACCGTCGCTATAACTGCGGCATTGGCGTTATCACTCACTTTGCAAGTAATAACACCAAAAGTTACAAATTTACCTTCTGCACAAGAATTATCATTATCATTAAATGCACCAATTCCTAAAGTAACAAAAATCCCCACAGCACAAACATTGAATTTATCCCTTAAAAGCCCTGTTGTTGTTTTAGGTCAAACCGTTACTGCTACCCCCGATGCAAGTGCCTTAACTTTGACATTAAATAGTCCATCATATAAGACCGATGATTCATACACCCCAGCGACTCAACAACTTCAACTGACGCTTAACAATCCATTGGTTTCGATAAAAGTATTACCAGACAGTCAACCATTGTCTTTAAGTCTTGGCAGTCCTTCTTACAAAACCAATGATTCTTTTACCTCATCTGCGCAAGTTTTAAGTTTATTACTGAAAAGCCCGACAATATCAATTATCCAAAGTAATTCTGTATCAGTAAATGCTTTAAACCTTAGTTTAACAATCAATACCCCGACTTATTCTTCGGTTAGAATAATATCTGTTATACCATCAGATAGAGCAAGAATTGGTTTATCCAACCGGAGATCAAAAATATTAATAGATAATAAGAAATCTTTAATATCGGGAAGTATGGCGGCTGTTTCTAGTATTGGCCATAAACAACTATTTGATAGCGGATTATTATTTGATAGCGGATTATATTTTGATGATTATGGCGGCAGTCCGATTGATGGCGAAAAGGCAAAAATAGAAATAGCAAATAAAAGAAGTTTAATAAATAAAAGTAAAGATAAGGCAAAAATAAGTATTGGGAGATAATTATGGCAGCCAACTTTCCCACTAATTTACCCGCTACTAAAACTGATTATGATGGAAATGATGAAATCGCCTCGAGTATTATAAATAGTCAAGCAGTAGAAATAAATGCTCTCGGCACTAAAGTTGGGATTGATAGTTCAGCAGTTACGACCTCACACGATTTCAAATTATCTGGTGTTACTGGGACTGATAAAGCGGTTTCAAAAACAGGTGAAGAGACTTTAACAAATAAAACCTTGACTAGTCCTATAATCAATCAATTTGGGACAGCGTCTGGGCTTGGTGCGGCTTGGACGGCTTATACCCCCTCACTTTACAAAAACGATGGCACGACTGCCTTATCGGGGACAATCGGTTTAGCCAAATACACCCAAATTGGCAAAACCGTAATTATATCTTTTGTTTTTACGGCGATGGCTAACCCAGGCGGAACTCAAATATTTTTCACTTTGCCAGTAGCGACTAAAAGTGAAACCATTAACCAAGTAATTGGTGCTGGTTATACTGTTAATGGCACAACCACTCTTGTGGGGATGTGTTATATCTTAGCCAATACGACTACCAAAGGAACTCTATATTATGGGGCTGGTAGTGCTTGGGGGGCTTCGGGAAATGCGGCGGTAATGACGGTTAGTTATGAGGCGGCTTAATAAAGGAGTAAAATGCAAATCACATCTTTTTTACCAGACATTGACGAACCAAAAACGTATTTAACGGCTTCAGTGGCGGCCGCCGGGACGGCTTTAACAGTTGCCAATAACGCTCAATTTGCCGCCAATGATTATATTGTCATTGGTAAACCCAGACAAGAAGGGGCGGAATTACATAAAATTTCAACAGTTTCGGGGGCGACGACAATAAATATCGCTGGCGATGCTATGGATCTGGCCGCTTCAATAAATACTCCCGTAACCTATATTAAATACAATCAAGTCAAGTTCTATATGGGTGATTGGTCAACAAGATATTATACTGGCACAGTCGCTATCAACAAGAACTCGGCGACTTTAACAGGCACTGGCACCACTTGGACTGCTATTACTACTGCCTATGCACTTTTATTAAACGGCAAATGGTATGATATCAAATCAGTTGACTCGACGACTCAAATTACCTTGACCGAAAATTATGTTGATGAGGATCTTGAAAGCGCCTCTTATGCTTTAGTTTTATTTGCGGTTCAAAGTGGTTCAACAGTTGATATTGCGATTACTCAGGAATTTACCATCTGGGACGACACTGATGCGATAACAGAAGATTATTACCGAAGTGAATATTATAATGCCACCTCAACGGCCGCTTCAACTAAATCAAGCATAATTTCGGCCGCTGAAGAAGAAGGTTATAGCGAATATGCTTTGAGAAGTTTGGAAGATCAGGTTTTATCTGATTTGCGTGATGTAGGCGCGAAACGAAGAACAAGACCCGAAATCGACAGGGATATCAACGATGGTATTAAAGAACTTATCAATACGATTGTCTCTGATGTTCAGGAAGATTATCTAAATACTTATGACACAATAGATTTTAACGCCAACCGGGGAGAGTATCCTTTATTTGATGATTTTAGGAAATTAACCGCAGTTTGGATTTCTTATAATGGCACTGATTACGAAAAAGCGACCGCAATGAAAATAAGTGATGATGTGCCAGATGCCGATTATGATGAAAGTTATCCGATGTATTATTTACGGGATAATAATATGGGGATCAGACCAGAACCAACCGCGGCGGTAACTGCCGGGGCGAAGGTATGGTATGAACGCCGCATTCCTTCTCTCAAATATGAGGGAGACGAAATCCCCTATATCTTACGAGATTGGAAGCGCGCTTTAATAGATTATGCTTTAGAAAAGGCGTTTTTAGCTGATGATCAACAAAAAGCATCTATTTACGGAGCGGCTTTCAAAATTGCTAAAAAAGATATGGCCAAGACCCTCAAGGATCGGGACTTGGAGGCGACTAAAGTCATCGAAGCAGTTAATGATTCCGATTTATATCTTTAGGAGATAAATGCCACAAATTCTTTTTTCTAATTTTAACCAAAGCCAAGGCCTCAATATTGGAGTCAACCAATATCTTAATAAAGATGGTGAATGCCGGGAAGCCCTTAACTGTGATTTTTCTGAAGTGGGAACACTCCAAAGACATTTGGGATATACCACTTATGGGGATAAAATCTCAACTTCGGCAATCTTGGGTTTATATGATTTCAAAACTATTGCTACCGGTGTTACCAAATGGATCGCCAAAAATGCCACCAAACTTTATTATGATAACGCCGGCACTTGGACAGATACTGGCGCGACCGTAACTACTGCTGAAGATATAACATTCTGCACTCATTTGGATACTTTAATTGGGGGAAGTATTTCAGACGCACCAGTTAAATCAACCAATGGCACCTCATTTTCTACCCTTAGCGGTTCACCGCCAAAAGCCAAATACTGGTTGACTTTTGATAACAAAGTTTATGCTCTAAATCTCAAAACTTATCCCTATAGAATAAGATGGTCAGATGATGGAACTATCGAAACTTGGACATCAACCAATATCCAAGATGTCGCTACCAATATCGGAATTGGCGATCAGATTACGGGCGGAACAGTTAATAATAATAATTTATTAGTTTTCAAAAATTATTCAACTTGGAAATGGGATACTTACGAACTTAGGACTTTGCATAGTTCAATAGGTTGTCGCGCGCCCAAGTCAATTGCCACGATTGATGATTGGTCTTTTTGGCTTTCTCATCAAGGGATTTATGCCACCAATGGTGGCAAACCTTTCCGAATTTCTAAACCAGTTAAAGCCTTTATTGAGGGGATAACGGATATTACCACCCCGGTTGGTTGGGCGGAAGATAATTTTTATTATCTTTATATCGGCACTTCAAACGGAATTACTAATTGTCTTTTAATTTACGATTATGATAATAATGTTTGGTCTTATAAATCAATGGCCGATGTGATTAAACAGGCCGCAGTCCTCACTACTTCAGGCAATGTTCGTTCTGCTTATATTGGGGACGATGCTGGTCAAGTTTATAAATTTAAAACCGGCAATAATGATAATGGCGATCCAATTCCTTTTAAATGGGTGGGCGCGCCACAAATGTCTGGCAATGCCCACTTGCAGAAGGATTATAAATATTTTTATGTCTTTTTAGACAGAACCGCTAAATATGGCATAGATGTTTCTTATTCAGTGGATTTTGAGGATTTCAAACCTCTTGGGACGGCTTATAATGCCATTTCAGAACTTCCTTTTCCAGCCGGGACACCAGGGCATAATATCCGGATAATGTATTCGACAAATCTTACCACCGATCAGCAGAAGATCCTTGGCCACCTGGCCGTTGGAGATGTTCTCCGTGGGCGTCTTGGGGAGGTCGTATGAGAATAAAAGACCCGAGTTGGGATCAAAAAGAATATGGATATAATAGATTTTTGACTCAACCTCTAAAATCGAAAGATCCTAATTATAGATCAAGTGAAGAATTTGATTTAGAAAGCGAAGATGCTTCGGTTAAAACTTCTAAGGTGAGTGATGTTGCTACCAATAAAGTTAAGGTTGCGCCAAAAGGAATATCATCTTCAAAAATAAGGGTTTGGGAAATTTGGTATTTAGGTTTAATTTCAACCGTTATTGTTGGTGGAGAAATAGATGGAACTCCAGACATAGGCTATATCTTAAATGTATACGTACACCATAGTTTTAGTGATTTTATTACTGACGCTATTCCTTTTTATATGATGTGGGGATATAAGCAAGCTGACGCAGGCGTAAATGTGGGAACTTGGAAAAAAGCTAATTCATTATATAGTTTAGCTGTTTCTGGCGGAAGTTCTACTCAAAGTACCAGTCACGAATCATATAAAGTGGGACCACCTAATACCAGCGAATATATACATTTTCAGTGGACGGTTATGTGGGTTAGCGGAACCGTTACTATTCCCGTGCAAACCGTAAAGGCATATCTTTGTATAATGTATTCCCGAATTGCTGAAACGCTTCCGGCAACCGCCCAGGGTGGTGGTGGCGGCTATCTTATTGAAGATATTAATATTTATATTTAAAGGTTATTATGAATAAAACCGAACAATTAAAAAAAGATTATTTTGATCACGGATACAAACTGGTAAAAGAAAAAAATGGTATTTTATTTTTTGAAACTGAAAAAGATTATAATATAAAACACAATATTTACCACAAAACCCACCCAATTTTTACTGATAAATCTAGAGGCACCAGAAGTCGAGTAATTACTCAAAATATTTGCGGTTGGTGTAGGGTTAATCTTGAAGATGATACTTGTCCAAAATGTCATCGGAAATATAATATCGTAACTAAAAAACCTCATTATAATACTTAAAATAATTTTTTAAAAATATGATATAATAAGGGCGATAACAGAAGAACTGAGTCGCGAAACTCAGTTTTTTTGTAAAAGAAAGGATTGCTATGACGCTTGATGAACTGAAAGACGCCTATAGAGCTATGCACGGCCGGGAACTGACGGCTGAAGATCTTCAATCTCTTGGCGGAGAGAATGGCGGTTGGCGGAATATGTCTAAGGCTCAATTTGAAGAAGAAGTTATCAAACCTTCTGAAGAATACATTTGGGCGCCTACTAAAAAATTGATTTCTGATTGGTATGGAATGAAACCAGCTACCCCGACTACTTTTTCTTTTACTCCCGAAGCAGAAACGGCCGCGAAACTTTCTGTTGGTCAAGAATATCGTCCTTTTTATCAGGAACAAGCGACTCAATCCGGCGAAGATTTTAAAACCGCCCTCGCCAATGCCAGACAGGGTTTTTCTCGTCGTGGACTTTGGGGGGCGGCGGCTGGAACTCAAACAACTATTGATCCGGCTACTGGTTTAGCAACAACAAATATTGGTGCTGGTGCGCCCACGGGTGGTCCCGTTTCGGGCTTAAGGCAAGCAGGAGAGGAACAACTTGGTAGGGTTCAAGGAGAACGTGGGACGGCCTTTGGGAGGGCATATACTGAAGCGGTCGCGGGTGGAGTTCAAGGTAGGCAAACCGAAGCCCAAGATGTCTGGCAGAAAACAATTCAAGACCCTTACGATCAAGCTTATCAACAATGGCTAACTCAATTAAATTTGTTACAATCGCAACAACCCAAGCGATAGAAAGAGGTAAAAATGCCAACTTCAACTGAATTGGAACAACGGTTAGAACAGCAACAGCGTGATTATCTTTCTCGCCTTGAAAAGGCAGGGCAATTACCAACAATTATCTCTCAAGAATGGAATAAGGCCGGTGGCACCGAAACTACTGCTTTGCGCGGTCAAGAAGCTGAACTTCTAAAAAATTATGTTTCTGCTGGCGCGGAAGCAAGAGAGAAATATAAAGATGTTTGGAATCCTTTTAGCAGAGATGTTTTGGCATCTAAACAGGTGGGATTGAACTATGCGCCAATCGCCAGTATAAGAAATGAACTCGCGATGAGAGCTGAAGCACTTGGAGTGGCAACTACCAGTGCAACTTCTATGTATCAAGCTGGGACTCAAGCCGCTGAAACTGGTTTGGGATTTACTCAAGATGCTTATTCAAGGGCTTTGGCAAGAGAAGAAAAAGCCGCTGCTGAAGCGACCGCCTTGGCAAAAACTTCGTCTAAATCAAGTGGTGGTGGGGGCGGTGGAGGCGGGGGCAAACAACCTTCCGTTAAAGAACAACTATCACAAGATATTCAACAAGGAATTAACGATATTATTGGTCGTGCTAAACCCGGTCAGAAATATAATTTGCAACCTTGGGCAACAGAACAATTGATTGAAGAATTAAAAAAACTTTATGGCGAATCTGTTGTTAAAGGAGGTTATAGTGACGAAGAAATTAAAAATATGGTTTATGATTATCGCAAACCTCTTGAAAAAGATTATTATTTTTAAAGGATAAAATGCCATACGCAAGATTATCTTCTGATTGGAAAAAAAACATAAAGCCAACTTCTTATTATACAGAACCCAAAGAAGAAGTTGCACCAACTCCTCAACCTGCTCAACCAGCCAAAACTGGTTTAATTTCTCGTATGGTTTCGGGTGCTAAAAATTTATATGGAAAAGCAAAACAAATAGAAACAAAATATGAACCAATTAAAAGAGCTATGCTTGCTCCAATGATTCCAATCCCCTTACAAAAACCAATAGAATCGGCAGGAAAAGCAATTATAGGAGAAGGGACAAAACTTATGAGGGGGATTGCCGAAACCGCCACTGCTCCAGCCGCTTCAAGAATAAATATTGAAACTAATAAACAAATCCAGCAATCCCAAGATGAAATCAATAAAACTATTTTAGACCGAATCAAAAAAGAAAAAGATCCTCAAAAGAAATTAAAGTTAATTAATATTGCCAAAAAATATCAACCAAGTGAACTGATTGATGTTGGAAAAGAAATTACTACGGCAACCGAACAACTTAAAAAACCAGCCGAAACTCTTTTCCCTTTTATCAAAGAAGCATATCCAGAACGAATAAAACAACGAGAAGAAACAAGAAAAAAGACAATATCTCTTTTAAAACAAGGAAAAATCAAGGAAGCAATTAAAACCGAATTGCCAGAACAAGTAAAACTTGCTGGAACTGGTCTTGAAATTGCTTCTTTCGTCGCTCCCGAAGCAAAAGGTTTAAAAGCGATGACTCCATTAGCTCGTGCGGGTATGAGATCGGTGACTGGTGGACTTGGTTTTGGTGGTTATATGGGAGGGGAAGCCCTCCGAGAAGAAAAACCCGCTGGAGAAGTTGCTAAAGAGACTGGCAAGGGAATTTTAACGGGAATGATAGTTAATCCACTTTTAGGTGGTGCTGGTGATATTTTAAGAGCTAAACCGAAAATAAAACCAGAATTACCTGCGGTTGTAAAAACTGGTGAAAAAATAATTACACCTAAAATAGAAACGACTCCCGAAATTGATAAATATTTGGAATCAAAAGGCACTAAATTTCGAGAAAGAATTTATTTAAGAGATGAACTTGAGCGTTATGCTGGAAGTGAAGTGATGCCCCCTATTTATGATGAACATCTTGGGACTCTTAAAGATTGGCAATCAATGGAAAAAGGGAAATATCATCCCAGCATTGAAAAATCTTATGAATTGACTAATGATATGAAGGCACTTACTAAACGTTATGGTATAAATATTAAAAATAAAACTCCTAAGGAAATTTCTGATAATATTAATAAGTTCATTGAAAAAAACAAAAAAGGAATAGTACCATTTGAAAGCCCTGATAAAGTATTGGGTGATGTAGAAAATATTCCCATTAATAAACTTAATCCAATTGAGGGCGATCGTGAAATAGCCGCCAAGGATTTTGGAACCAGTGAGTCAACTAAAACAAATCTTCCAGTACTTGCCAGAAAAGAGACCGATGGCTCAATTACTATTTTAGATGGTAATGGTAGAATCTTAAAAGCTCAATCAGAAGGAAAAACAAGTATTCCGGTTACTTTTAACGAAAGTGAATATAGAAAATTAACCGAAGAAACTAAATTTAGATTAAAAGATGACTTTCAAAAGAATACTGGTATCACAATTTCCGATCAACAAGAAAAAAGAATAACCGAGTTTAATAAAAAAATATTTGGGGACGAAGATGTAAAAATCACCGCCCAAATTTTGACTCCAAAGGGACAGGAAGCACTTGGTTCATATAAAAATGGCATTATTAGGGTCGTAGATGGGCGAGGTAACGTTGATGATACTTTCTATCACGAATCGGTTCATAAAGCTTTGGATTTATTTACAACCCGTGATGAACACGCCGGATTGCTTCAAGCCGGAATGGATAAATATGGAATAAGTGATTTAGGCAAAGTAGAAGAAAGATTATCAGAGGATTTTATCAACTACGCCAAAAATCGGGAAGGGATTACCGGACAATTAAAAATTGGCTTTGATAAGGTTATCAATCGTGTTAAATCTTATTTCGGCAACGAAGATACGATTAAAAGTTTCTATACAGAATTGGCTTCGGGCGAGAAAAATATTCTTAAAGGTGGAGAAGTAAAAACTACCGCTAAAGTCGCAATACCAAAACCCGAAATTACCAAAGTTCCCGGTGAACAACTTCCCGTGGGTGCGGGAAAAGAAAAAGTTAGCCGCTTAGAAACAAGAATAAAGGGCATCCTTGGAAAGGTAAGTGAAGAAGATAAAACAAAACTTTCAACCTATAATCAAATGAATAAAGAAAGCCAAATTAAAAATGCTTCTAAATATGTTTCTGAAAATCCTGATGAAGCCCTAAAAGTGTTGGAAGGTAAACAAGAACCGCCTGAAGGAATTTTACATAATTCAATCGCTTTGGCAATGCAGGAAAAAGCGGTTGCGGATGCTGATGCTGATTTAGCTTTGAAATTAGCCAGTTTGCGTTCCACTCGGGCTGGTCAGGAAATCAGCATTTTGACTGAAGTTGATAAAAACAATCCGGTAAGGCATATTGATGATTTGATTCAAAGAAGAATCGAGGCAAAGGGTGGTGAAGAAAAAATTAAAACCGCCAGAGTAAAAACAACCGAAGAAGTAAAAAATATAATTAAAAAATCTGCTCCGACGAGGCAGAACTGGACAGAATTTATTTCGTCGCTGAGGTGTTGAAATGGCATTTTGTCTTTTGCCAAAACAAACTGATGACTTTTTAGCCAAATTAAAAGATGGCTCTATTGATCCTGAAAAATTATCTAATATGTCATCTTCAGAAAGGCATAATTTTCTGGGTGAAATAGTCGGGAAAGATAATGCTTTAGAAGTTAATAAATTATTTGAAAGTAAATTACTTCTAAAAGACCAGCAAAGAGGGCTGGTTACTTGGGCCAAAAAAGTATCAGGTATCACTAAAGAGGCCAGACGAGATATTATTTCAAGAATTGAAAGAATGGAAACCGCCTTAAGCCCCAAAGATGAACAAGGATTTTTGAAAGATTTGGTTGATACTAGATTAGGAGTGAATGTCACTTCTGATGAAGCTAAACATATCATGGAATTAAGCAAAAATATAGAATCGGCTAGTCATATTCAAGATAAAAATAAAATGAGTCCATTTGGCAGAGCCACTCACGAATTGATGGATTATATCCAAGAAAAAACTCCCAATAAAAAGGGTATAGTTGAAATTGCGGCTAACATTCCATCAATCCAAAGAGCTGTTCAAACTGGATTTGACGTTTCTGCTATTGGCAGGCAAGGCGCCGCCTATTTTGGTCGCAAAGAATGGTTTGGGGCAACTAAAAGAATGGCCGGCTATATGAAAAGTTCAAAAAATATGGACGAATTGGCAATAAAAATGTATTCAGATAAAAATTGGGATATTATTTCAAAATTTAGAAAACAACTTGGACTTACCAATTTAGGCGAAAAAATGACTCAGAGAGAAGAGCAATTTGCCTCTAAATTGATTAAAAAGATACCTGGGCTAAATATTTCTGAACGTGCCTATACTGGATTTTTAAGTGATTTGAGATATCATCGCTTTACCAACACGATCAATGCTTTAGAAAAGCGTGGTATTGAGATGAATGATGAAGCATTAAAATCATTGGCAGAAGAAATCGCCGTTGGTACTGGCAGAGGACATCTTGGTGCTTTAGAACCGGCCGCTAACTCTCTTGCCACGGTCTTATTTTCTCCCAGATGGTTTGCTTCTAAAATTCAAATAGTGTCTGATCCTTTTAGAAAAAATATCCCAAAACCGGCAAGAATAGAAGCCGCCAAGAATTTGGCGACAATGGCAGGACTTGCAACCGGTTTGATTTTAGGAATAAGAGCATCGGGTGCAAGTGTAGAAATTGATCCACGCAGTTCTGATTTTGGGAAATTAAAAGTAGGCAATACCAGAATAGATTTAACTTTTGGGCAAGGACAATATATTAGAGCAATAGTCCAAGCCGCCACTGGAACATATAAAAGCACAACTACTGGTGAAATAAAAAAACTAAATACCGGAGAATTTGGCGGCAGAACCAGTAAAGACATTATTGAGGATTTTTTGGCCGGAAAAGCCGCTCCTAATATATCTTTAATAATGGATTTTGCAAAACACGAAGATAGAAATAAAAATAAACTTGGTATTGATTGGACAAATTTGGGAGCAGAAAAAAATAAAAATTCTTTGGCGCGGGTTCTTAATATGTATATGCCTCTTGTCGGCAATGATTCTTTAGATGCTTTCTATGATGCTTCAGGGAATACGACTGAAGGAATTAGACAGGCATTATTATCTTTTGGTCTTTCAGAGGTGGGTATCGGAGTTCAAACTTATTCGGGTTATCAAAAAGATTTAGAGAAAGCCGGTTTGGAAGATACAAGAAATATCTTCGAAAGAATGATCGGCAAACCAGTTGAACCTAAAATAAAGAACGAATACGATTTTGGAAAAATGCTTTATAATATGACTGATAAAAATGCTACCGATCAAGCGAAAAAGACCGATCTTGAAATAATAAAAAAGATAAATAAAAACCCGGCTGATATAAAAAGTATTTTGAATAAATACTTTTCAGAAGAAGAAAAGGGATTGAAAGATAAATACTCAAACTCACATCGAAAAATGAAACGAGAAAGATTTGACAGATTAGATCAATTATTAAAAAAATAAAGAAAGGAAATTATGGACACAAACATGAGCGTCCCAAAAGTAGAAGTAGAAAATCCCTCAACCCTTGATATTTGCGAACATCTTTTGCCGGCCATTAAGGACTGGGAAATCGGCAAAAAATACTTTGTTAAATTAGAAGTTGAAGTTGCCTCTTTAAATCAAGGTGGTATGTATAATCCCAATGATTCAAAAGAAGTTCGGGCGAGTTTTAGAGTTTTAGGCGCGCAATCTTTGGAAGCAGAAGAATCACCAAAAGTAGAAGAAAACAATGGCAAAAATAATAGTAAAGAAGCTTTTGTAAGAGCCGTCGTAAAAGCGGCTAATGATTATACGGAGAATTAAATGGGTTTAAGATTTAGTACTGGAGCTAATGGGGATGTAGATACATCTGCCGAACAATTAGTCACTTCAAGCATCGCTCCGAGCGTTGGAATTCTCATTAAAGCATCTAATACCAATACAGGAATAATTTATGTGGGAGGCCCTACTGTTACCGCGGGATCAAATGACGCCACCGACGGTTTTGAGTTAAACGCCGGGGAATCCCTAATGGTTGAAGGCCGTGATGCTAACGAAGTGTATGTTAGGGCTTCCGTAATAAATCAGCGCGTTTGTTACCTAGTCATATAGAGAAGATTGGATAAATTATTTTAATAAAAGGAAATTTTAAAAATGCCACGACATCAAATTGGAAAAACAGATTTATCAGATTACGCCACAACAGACTATGTTGATGAGGGCACTTGGTTAATGCCCCCTATAATAGACTGGTATGATCCTACGGGAGGATTGCCAGTAGATCCTGAAGTGGGCGATAGATATGGGGCAGACGCAACTGCAAATGGTTGGGAAGTAGATCATATTTACGAGTGGACTGGTGCAGAATGGGAAGAATCAGACCCCGTAGAAGGATGGATGTTGTGGTGTTTAGTGGAGATGCTATTTTATATTTTCTTGGGTTCAGGCGGTTGGGAGGAAGTAGGTTCAGATTCTTATCTTAAACTCGACCAAACCACACCTCAAACCACAGTCGGGACTTTTATTTTTCCGCGTGTGGAGATTCTTGCTGGTCTGGGATTGCCAGCAGACTTTTCTGACCAAACCCGTTTAATGGTAATGAATAATGATTTTGGCGCAAGTTCTTATATCGCCATCAATTCTTACGATACGGGAATAGCGGGCATCAAGTTTGGCGATGGCGACCACGAAAGAACGGGTTGGATTGATTACCAAAATAGTGCTATCGGGACAGATTGGTTTTCCTTTGGAATAAATGATACCGAAGTTGCTATTTGGACAAAATCCCATATCTCATGTTTGGTTCCGTTTGGAATCAGGGAAACTGGTTCGAACCCGCAATACTATACTTGGATTCAAGGTGGAGACCAAACCGCAGATATGACTTGGACATTTCCAACTGGCTTACCTTCCGGAACAGGATTCCCAACGGGACCTAAAAGACCCTTGACTGGAGCAGTAGCTGGTACACCAGGGGCAGTGGTTATGAATTGGTGCGACCAATCCGTGGAGACGACTTCCGATGTAACTTTTAATACTTTAATAGCTAATGGACTTATTACTGCTAATGCGGGTTTTACTTCTTCAACGATGACATCTGGGTCGGTTTTATTTGCGGGGACAGCCGGACTCATTTCACAAGATAATTCAAACTTTTTCTGGAATAACATAGATAAAAGACTCGGTCTTGGTTTGTCAACGAATATAAATGCAAAACTTACTTTTGCGGCAGCAACGAATGCCGCCGGAGGAATTCTTTTTGGCACTGATACCACCTTGTATCGAGCTGCCGCCGATATGTTAAAAACTGATGATGCTTTTACTTGTGGTGGATTACAGGTCGGACAATCTATTATCGCTTCTGGATTGGTTGTAAATGAAGATGGGTTGGGAACGGCGGTTGATGATTTTAGGGTAGAAAGTGATAACGCCTCCAGCGCTTTTGAAGTTGACGCTTCGGCAGATCAGATAAATATAAATGTTAATACGCAAATAGTTGATAAGAATATAATTTTGGGAGTAACTACTGGCACGAAAATAGGCACAGCAATTACACAAAAAATGGGATTCTATAATGCTACTCCGATTGTCCAACCAGCAACATATACTGCCAGCAATGTTAGTGCCGATAGAAATTATGACGCCAATGCTACCATGATTGACGAAATAGCTGATGTTTTAGGAACTTTAATAACAGACCTAAAGGCATTAGGTCTGGTAGGATAGGAGTAAAATGGCTTGGACAAAAATTGACGATGACAACTACAAACGGATTATCACCACCGAAGAACGGGTGAATTTGAAACAATTAAAACAGGATATTCAGCAACTTCGAGCGGATATCTTGACATCGCAAAAACTATCCGATAAAGACAAACTGGCGGAATATGACCGAATGGTTGTTTTGCCCGCTCAACAAACCCTACAAGGATTATTACAGCAAGTTAAAGAAATAACAGGAGTTTAAGGTGACATTTATTAAAGGAAATACTTCTTGGATGAAAGGAAAAAAACATTCCAAAGAAGCCAAAGAAAAAAACAGACAGAAACATATTGGTAAAACACATACAGAAGATTTTAAGAAAAAAATGTCTATTGGATAGAGTATTATAAAAATAAATTAGATGAAAGGATTTTTTAATAATGGCAATCACCGTTACAACCCCCTTGGCAATTCCAACTACGGTAGTAGCAACACCTGGCGCGGGTGGTTCTTTGACCGCTTCCATTACCTATTATTATGTGGTGGTGGCAATCGGCGGCGGGTCTGACTATCCAGCAAAAGAATTTCAGGTTACTTCTAATCCTTGTGCCGAAGGGACTTGGGTAACTACTGATGTTAATAAACAAGTAGTTATCACTTGGGATGCGGTGACAGGAGCGAATAAATATGTGGTTTGGTTTTCAAAGACAACGGCGGGTTACAAAACTAATACTAATGCTTGGACTTATCGTGCCAGCACTAATTCAGCCACGATTACTGCTCACGGCGATGCCAATCAGGGAGACTCTTGGTCTGATTTCGGTTATGGCAGGGTTTCAATAGATTCTGGCACGGAAACACCAGCCACGGTCTTTGCGGCGGTGGCAACCGCGGGTTATACCTATGGCACCGAGGCGGGTTGCCTTTATTGGCCATCTATTTCCACTGGCAATACTCTTCAAAGAAATCAAGGTGATTATTTCTTGAGGGGAACTTTTAAAGTTGTGGCGGGGGCAACTTTTAATATCGGCGCCGGTATTTACTTTTATGTAGAAAGTCCCTCAACCCTAACAATCCAAAATCTTGGCATAATTAACTCGGGTTCGGCTTCGGGAGAGACAGGTTATAATGGCGGTACGCTTGAATGCCGCAAGTCGGGCGGCGGGTCTAACGAATATGGTTTTGATAACGGAGCCGATGGTGTTGCGGGAATAATAAATTGTTATGGCTCGGAAATAACCGCGGATGCGGCTGGTGGTCAAAGTTACCGCGCTTGGCCTACTTCAATAGACTTGGTCTTGAATAGTTTATGGAAACAGTTCACTTCGTCTTCAGCATTTAGGTTTGCTGGAAAAAGTTATTTCAAGAATTCGGTCATCGTAGGTAGTCTTTCCTTCGGTTTTACCAGCACAGGCACGGGTTTTGCTTGCGATAACTTGACCATTAGCGCTTACGGCAAAACAGAGGCGATTAGACTGTTTAACGATAACAAAAATGTGATTTTACGCAATCTAACGATTATTGGCAATCCTACAAAACTTTTCTATCTTCAAAGTTATAATGACGCGGGTTGGATTTATTTGGTTAATTTTGGCAATACTCTTGCTTCAACTTCATTCGCCACCGCCGGAACAGCCAAAAAATATGTCTATGACGACAAGGAATTATATTTCAAAGTAGTAGATAGCGGCGCTAATGCTATTTCTGGGGTAACAATGTCGTGGACGGATAATGCTGTTCACTCTTTAACTTCTAACGCAACAGGGAATTTCTGGGAAGATTCAGGAACGGCTGAAAGCGCCACCGCTTCCACACTAACTGATACTGATAAAAGCTGGACAACCGACCAATGGCTCGGATATATAATCAGAATTACGGGTGGAACTGGGATAGACCAAGAACGAAGTGTTTTGTCTAACACGGGCACGATTCTAACCCTAAACGCCAACTGGATAACTAATCCTTCCAGCGATTCCACTTATGTAATAATCCCCAAAGCCAGAAATCAAGTTTGGGATAATGGGGTGGTGGCGCAAGGAATGACGGTTTATCCACCATATAATATTACTTTTTCTAAGGTGGGATATAAGTCGGTTGTTTATCCGATAATAAAGGATTTTCAAAAAGTGGGTAGCTATGATCAACTAAACCAACCGAATATAATGTTAGTAACCGGCGATACGGTTATAAATAATTCGACAATTTACGATAGCACATTTTATTAGGAGTTAATATGACAGGAACATTCGGAACGATAGGCACAAATTTATCAATAGCCGCTAATCAATCACTGCGTCGGAATTCTGGCGATAGCGCTTTTGAAACATACACTCCCGTAACCACTTCGACTACTGATACTTTTACTAATAAACGAATCACGCCAAGAATCGGAACAACTACCAGTTCGGCCACACCTACGCCTGCCGGAGATGATGTTGATATGTATACGGTTACGGCTCTTGCAGAAGCGGCGACTTTTGGGGCCCCGACAGGTACGCCCGTAAATGGCCAGAAACTTATAATCCGTATTTTAGATGACGGCACAGCTCGGACTTTGGCTTGGAATGCAATTTACAAAGCGATTGTGGCTTTGCCAACAACGACAATTATTTCAAAATATCTATATGTTGGTTTTATATACTGCAGCGCTGACTCTAAATGGCATTGTGTAGCCACATCACAGGAGTAAAATGTCAACAACGGTTACTAAACAAGTTAGCGCCAGCGCCGATGATTGTGTAGTGATACCCTCAGCCAGTTACCTTGCCACGAACATAACTTATCAAATAGCGGGTAATTTATTGGTATTGCCGCCATCAATTATTTCAGAAGGCGGGATGAGATTCCAAACAATGGCAGTGCCAAGGCACGCCACCATCGAGAGCGCTTATTTGAAACTTAAAGGGCAAGCGCTGGCGGGAACGGCTAAAACAATAATTTATGGCGAGGATGCTGATGATACCGCCACTTTTTCAACTTATGCCGATTACGCCGCCAGAACCCTTACCACCACTAATATTGCTTGGGAGATTTCTGCCTTTGTTGACGGCACTTGGTATGATTCGCCAGATATTAAAGATATTATCCAAGAAATAGTCAATCGGAGTGGCTGGAAAAAGGGTAATAACCTGGTGATATTTTGGAAGGATAATGGTTCAGGAGATGATAGTTATGCTTTGGCTGATTCTTATGATACTTTGGCGGCAGATGCCCCCCAACTGGAAATTACATATAGCGGCGGCGATGTGGATTCAAACTTTTTAATAATGCTTTAAGGAGGTAAAAATGACTTTGCAAGAATTGTATCAAGTTTATGGAAAATTGATGATTGAACAAGAAATCCTTAATGGGCAGATTAACGAAGTAAAACGGAAGATTGCGACTGAATTAAATAAACCCGCCCCCAAGACCGAAGATTTAAGAAAACAGCACGAAATTACTCCGATTGCTTTAGATAAAAAGAAGGAACGATAATGCCCAAAAACGATTTAGTAACTTCCCAAGAATTCAAAAAACACTGCCAAAGCAACGGACACGATTTTGGAATTCTTAATAAAAAGTTAGAAAAACTTGAGCCATTAGCGGAGCTTGCGGAACTTATTGGACCGCTAAAAGCAATCGTAAAAGTCCAAGAATTTCAAACCGCTATCAGCAAAAAGATTGCTAAATGGATTGGTGTGGCGGCCTTGGTGGTAGGAATAATTGCTGGTATTTTGGCTTCATTAAAATATATTTTTGATATTTGGAAAAGGTAGTGGATAACTTTGGTTTTACTTGGTTGGATTGACAAAAGTAAAATAAATGATATAATAAATTTATGAATAGAGAAGAAAAATCAGCACGGCGAAAACTTATAAGAAGACTAAAAAAACAGCGCTATACCTATCGTGAGATTGGCGAAAAATTGCAATTAACCAAGCAACGGGTACAACAGATATTTAAGGAGACGGATGAAATTTTACAGCCAAAAGAATTACAGCGATAAACTCGGCACTTGCGGGGAGACAATCAAATCCGCAGGATGTTTTTTGGTTTCGCTTTCAATGCTAGTGGATATAGACCCGACTGACGCTAACCGTCTGCTTTCGGCTAATGGTGGGTATTCAGGTGGTTGCAAGGATATGATAAATAGTGTTAATGCGGCGGAGATATTGGAACTTGATTTTATGGGTATATCTTTTAAAGATCCTAAACGGTCTTGCATTGCCGAAACCGACCATTTTAAGGAAAAAGGTACACCCCAGCATTTTTTTGTCTGGCTCGGCAATGGTTTAATTAACGACCCACTCTTACCTTATGGGAATACCGTTAATAATTATAATATCGTATCTTATCGGTTATTTAGCAGAAAGGACGAAACTATGAAACTATCAGACCAGCAAGTCAAGGATATGGCGAGAAACATCGTCTATGAAGTCTACAAGGGGCTTTTACACGAACCCACCGAAAAGGAAATTGAAGATTCGGCTAATTGGATTATTGCCGATTCGGGTGATTCGTTTAACTTCAAGGGTGCTGGAGAGTGGTTAAAAGGCGTCTTTGGTTCGATTGAATTCAATAACAAGTGGATGAAGAAAATTGATTGTCAGAAAAGTATAGACGAGATGTATTTGTTAAAAGAAATATGCGTAAAATCATTAACTGAATGTAAAAAAAATTGTAAAGATTCTAACCCCCTCCCGCCACCAGTGGAAATAACACCAGAAACCCCTCCTACGCCACCACAGAGCCAAAAAAAGGGTATTTTAGCGACTATCTGGGCGGGGATTAAGAAAGTATTGAAAGAAATTTGGTGGGGGAAATAATGATAGAAATTTTTTTACAAATAACCGCTATTGCCCTTGTCGTGGCGGCGATTGTGATAATAATTTTAGCGAATAATATAAAATAAAAGGGGAGGTTTGATGATTACTATTAGTTCTTCGAAAATTTATTCTGTTTATATAATAAAAAATAAAATAAATAGAAAGGTTTATATTGGCTTTACAAGTAATAAAGTTTCGTGGAGGTTTAATCAACATATTTATGAGACCAATGGAGGCAGAAATCATCATTTAAATAATGCCATAAGAAAGCATAAAAAGAATAATTTTTTTGTAGAAACAATATGTCAAAGCAAGGACAAAAAAACAGCGTTAAATTTAGAAAAGTTTTGGATAAAAGAATTCAACTCGCAGAATTGTAAATATGGATATAATATTACTGCTGGAGGAGAAGGAACGACTGGATTAACAGCGTTAAAAGGAAGAAAATTGACGAAAAATCATAGAAAAAAAATAAGCGAAGCAAAGAAAAGATATTTTGATGGAGGTGGAAAATCGTGGAATTTAGGGAAAACACATTCTCAAGAAACAAGGAATAAAATTAGTAAAGCACAAAAAGGAAGATGTTCTCCAATGAAAGGGAAAAAACATACAGAAATATCAAAAGAACTTAATAGAATAGTACATTTGGGTAAAAAATGGGATAATGAACGGAAAGAAAAACACTCAATAATAATAAAAAAATGGTGGGAAGAAAGGAAATTATGCCTATCACAATAAAATCTAACCAAGAAGCGGAAAAACTAATCAAAAATGGCATCTTGGCGATAAATGATGACCTTGAGATTGCCTTTGACGGCTTTAGTATTGAGGCGGATATTAAGTGCCACAATATCTACTCTAAAGATGGTAGAAGGGGTATAGACGCTCGGAATATAAGCGCTGGGGATATAACCGCTTGGGATATAAACGCTCGGGATATAGA